AGGAAAACAAACACTGGTAAAAATAAAATGAAATACCTAAATTCAAAAAAGCTAAGCAAGAGAAAGTATGAGTTAACACTAGAAGTAACTGAGAAAGATTTAGAGATGTTAGAAGATTTAGCAACTACTTATGCACCATTCAAAAGATATGAAGATAACAAATGTAATTTCTTGGACAATGAATTAGACAAATGCGAGTATACTAAAAAGTACCAGAAATGGCTTATGAAAACATGGAGAGCTTTCTGGCAATTATGGAGGGAACACGATGAAGTATAAATGTAACTACAAGAGATGTAAGGCAGTAGCTGAGTATAATACCATCTTTGGAGAGTTTTGTCCTTATCATTTTAGAGTGTTAAAAAAGAAGAAAGGCTTAGATGGAACTAAAGAAAAGATTAGCTGGGAAAATAAAATGCTTTTGGAAGGTACTAAGTTAAATAAAGGGATTACATTAGTAATTAAATCCAAAAGGAGGTAAAAAATGAAAAGAACATTAGAATACGATGAGAACCTAGATAAGTATGTTTTGCTAATTGAAAGTGAAGTAGAGATTAAAGCACCAGTTGATGGTAATGAAATGGTAGTAGGTACACAAACTCAGACTATGAGACAAGTATGGGATAAAGAACACGTTGGATTGATACTACAACAGATTACACAACAAGAAACTGATATTGTAAGCAAGATTGCTGGTTTTAAAACACAACTAAAAGAGTTAGGCAAATTAACTGATAGAGATAGGCAAAATATTAAAACATTTGCTGATAACATGGCTAAGGCTCAGAAGTTAAAAAGCATTGATGAAGTAGAAGCAAACTTAAAGCAACACGAAGAAGGACTAACTAAAATAGTAGCAGATAAGAAGGAGTTAGTAGATGCTATTAAGTGATGAACAAGCTTACAGGTTTTATGGGCGACAACCTACTTTTTTTTCTTTTATTAAATTTGTCAAAGAAGAGTTAGCTCCTTATATGGAGTTAGATTTAGTTATCGAAGATTACCTTGAAGAGTTTTATAATGAGTTTAGGAATAACCAATATACAGCTGAACAAATCCACAGAGGAGCTGGTAAGACTGAGCTAGGTATTTGGTTATCTGTATTTTATGCTGTATGTATGCCTATCAATCCATTTAGTGGTAAGAGGATACAAGAGCAATTAATTATTACTGCAGCTGGAGAGGCACTTACATTAGTAGCTGCAAGGATTAAACATTTTTTCTATGAGAACCCCAACTTTAAGAAATTTGTACCAGCTGGAGCAAGTAAGGATAAAAAGAATGACTATTGGAATAGTAGCGAAATGTATTTATCTAATGGGCATATCATTCACTTTAGGGCTATTAATTCTAAATCAATTAGAGGACTGCACCCAGATAGAGTGTGGGGAGATGATTTAGTAGGGGATAATTCCGCAGTAGTGGATAAGGATATTGAAAGCAAATGGTTTGGAGCTGTACATGGAACTACTACTGCAAAGGATGCTTTAGTTGATGTAACAGGAACACCACGAAGATTTACTGATGTAATGTATGTAATGAAGGATAAAGAGGCTTATTTGTTTAGAGCAAGACCTATACTGGATGAAAATGATAATGTATTAAGCCATAAGCGTTGGACTAAAGAAAAGGTAGACAAGGTAAGGAAAGCTATTGGCTCAGTTATATTCCAATGTGAGTATATGCTGAACCCATTAGATGATGAGACAAGCCTAATCAAGAGAGAGTGGATATTGAAATGCTATGATAAGAGTAGAGGGATTGAAAGAGAAAAACCCGCATGGGCTACAAGGGTTTTCTTAGGAGTGGACTTCGCCTTTAGTGATAGACTAACTGCAGATAAGAGTGCTTTTGTTATAATTGCCGAGACAGAGCTATACAATAACTTAACTAAGCAGAACCATAAGAAGTTTGTAATACTTGATATCCTAGTTAGGAAAGGGATGAGTGGGCTTGAACAGTTTGAGTTTATTAAACAACTACACCAAGTATATCAATTTGAAATGATAGCTGTAGAAGAAAATAGTATTAAAGCTATTAGTAAAAGTATTAACTCTTTTAATTTACCAATCAAGAGGTATTGGACAGGAGCTACAGATGAGAAGAAAGAGGATGGAATGATTAAGGATTATGAGACAGTAGGTAAAAGGAATTTAATATTAAGATTAGCAAACCAATTAGAACAACAGAATGTAGTAATTCCTTATAACTCTAGTGCTAAGACTATCATGGACCAAATGTATAATGAGCTGGTTACCTTTGCGCAAGAGGATGGGAAGGTTGTAGAGATTGGGGTACACTCAGATATTGGGATTGCCCTAGCATACTCATTAGAAGAAGGTGTAAGATGGGGTGGAAGTTACTTTATAGCTTAAAAGGATTTAAATAAATAACTTGACCCTAAATACTATCACACTTTACTAATCATAATGTCCAACAGAAAACCAGCTTCAATATTCAGTAATTGCGAATGGGAAACAGAAACCAAATCAGCAACCCCTATTGGAAATTACAGACCCACAGAAGAAGTGATGACTGGTAAGGTAGACTTAAACCCAGATAGTACAGGAGCTGGATTTGTTAGTAGTACAACACAAAAGGAAATTTTTAAAGCATTTATACCTTGGTTTATCTATAAGCCTCCTTTTGGTTTTCCAAGAGATGTGAACCCATTACAGTTAAGGCAGTTTGCTAAGAACCCTTATATTTTTGCAGTTAAGAAAACTATCGCTGACCAAGTGGCTAACATGAATTATGATGTTAAGCTTAGGCCAGAGTATATCCAAGATGGAGATGTAGAAGATTTAGATAAGAAGAAACAGATGATTAACTTTTTTGATAATCCTAATGGAAATGATGAAAGCTTTGAGCATATATTAAGAAGTTGGGTATTTGATGTAATAGATATTGGTAATTTTGTAGGTGTTAAAGTATTCGATATGGGTGGAAGGTTTACACAACTATTCGCAAGAGATGCTGGTACTTTCCTAAAGAACCCAAACATTCATGGGTATATGGGAGATAGAGCTGAATTTGTACCAACCATGACACAGACTATGATGACTGGAGGCTTACCCACTAATCTAAGGGAACAGATGGCTGGAGCAAGAAGTGCAGAAGAGGTAGATAATATTCATGAGAAGATGACCAATGGAACTTACGATGCAACTTATAGAGATGCTGCAGCTTACTTCCAATATGGCTGGACTGCTGGAGCAAGACCTGTACCATTCGGAAAGAGGGAAATTATGTGGGGTGGATTAAGTCCTAGAACTAACTCAATCTATGAACAAGCACCACTAGAAGTATTATACAACCAAGTACTAACTTTGGTATATGGAAGTGAATATAACTTAGACTTTTACTTGAATAACAACTTACCTAATGGGATTTTAACTATTAAAGGAGCTAGTGGAGACCAAGCAAAAGCATACAGACAACAGATGGAGAACACATTTATGGCTGACGATGAGTTTGGAAACTTCAAGAAGAAACACTTTAAGATACCAATTACAGGATATGAAGCAGAGTTTACACAGATGCAAATGAGTAGCAAAGAGATGGAAGTGATTGAACAACAGAAATGGTTTACAAAGTTAGTCTGGTCAGTATTTGGTGTTACAGCTGAGGAGATGGGATTTACAGAAGATAGTAATAAGGCTATTAGTGAGAACCAAGCAACTACTAGCAATAGAAAAGCTATTAAACCTTACTTGAAGATGTTTGAATATATTATTAATACACAACTAATGCCAGAGTTTGATTGTCCAGAGTATGAATTTAAGTTTGATGACTATGACATTGCAGAAGAAAAGACTAAGAGAGAATTATGGGCTATGGAAATTAACATGGGTGTTAGAACTCCAAGACAGATTGCTACAGAAGAGATGCATATTAGTGAGGCAGATTTTGATGAGGGACAACAAGAAGTAATGGACAAACAAGAAGAGCAGATGACTATGGAACAAGGTGTTAGTGATGATTACTTTGGTGGAAGCTCCAGCTCAAGTAAAAAACCAAGTGCCCAAAAAGAAGAAAAAGAGGACAAAAAGGACAATTCAGCTGATAAAGAGGATGCCCAAAAGGATAAAGATAATGAAAAGGAAAAGAAAAAGGATGTTAAAAAGTATGGTAAAGAGAAACCAGAAGCTAAAAGTATGTATGAGTTTGAGAAGGACATAAGCTGGAATGAGTTAGAGACTAGTGTAAAGAAAGCTTTAAGTGATTTAAAGAGTGCTATTGAAGAAGATGTAGCTATGCAATTCCAAGCTAGAGGATTACATAATATTAAAGGATATATCAATGTGAAGGCGTTATTTGAAGATACCCTTGAACAATATAAGGGCTTTTTTAGTGATGGAAAGTACCAACAACAAATCAAAGATTTAATTAGTAAAGAGTTCCAGAAAGGTGTAGAAGAGTTAGAGAAAAAGCTAGATAGAAATCTGGAAGTATCCACTAATAAGTCAAGTGAGTTAGGAGATTTTGTATACAGAAATATTAAAGATATGAATGTAGAGTTGATTAACAACTTAAATAAACAGATTACAATGGCTGTCTTAAACAATGAAAGCTATAATAGTGTAAAGGAAAGAATAGCAAGTACATTCAATATTAGTGAGAATAGAGCTGTTATGATTACTAGAACTGAAATGAATAGAGCAAGAAACCAAGGCAACTTTGATGCTGCGAAAGAGAGTGGGATTGAGTTTGTAAAGAAATGGGATAGCCACTTAGATGCTAGAACTTCCAAAGTATGTAGAGACTTAGATGGAACTATTGTGCCAATGGATGAAAAGTTTAAATGGGATGGAAAGGAATTTATGATGCCTCCAGCTCACCCAAATTGTAGAAGTACAGTACACTTTATAGAACCAGAAGATATTGAAGCTAAGGCTAAGTATATCAAAAGAACTGGAACAAGTGGTAAACTATGAGATGATAGCAGAGAGCTATCCGAAGGTTTCACAATCTGTTAAGAACTTGAAAGATGGCTTTAACAAATTTGAGATAATAAAAAATACTAGAGAGAACTTAAAATGGTAAATAGAAAAACAATAACACAAAATGAATTGGATGCAGGTATGGCTGACAATGAGGTTTATGTTGAAGATATTGATAAGGCGACTAATCAATTACTGAAACAACTAGAAACTAAAGAGTAAAAGGATTTAAATAAATAAACCAGCTCCAGTTATTATGACACAAGAATTCATAGGTATATGTGAAGGTATAACTTTTAGAGAAGTAGAAGTAAAAGGAGAACAAGAGTATTATGTGAGTGGTTATATTTCTACAAAGAACTTAGACAAGTTTAATGATTTAATTACAGAAGAATGTTTAGATGATATGCTAATACAAGTTAAGTCTGGTAGCATTAAGTTAGATTATGAACATGAAACAGTATATGAAGAGAACTTAGACAAAAACCCATTTGGAAGAATTATAGATGCAAAGAGAGATGCCATAGGAGTTTGGGTTAAAGCAGTACTCAACAAAGCCAATGTAAGATTTGCTGAAATATGGAGTAGCATTAAAGGTGGTTTCTTGGATAGTTTTAGTATTGCATTTAAACCACTAGAGACAGCATCCAGATATATTCAAGGAAAGGCTGTAAGAGTTTTAAGCAAATTGAAATTAGTAAATGTAGGACTAACAGGAACTCCAGTAAATGATGAGTGTAAGTTTGACCAAATGGTTGTAAAGGCTATTGCTACATTAGATACTAAGGCTTTGAGGAGTGATAGTTTAGATGGAACAAAGATTAGTGGAACAGAAGAAACAGTAGAAGGTAATATTATTAAAGAATTAATTAAGAGAGAAGAAAGTCCAGTCGAGGACATATCACAGTCAACTACGAAAGTAGAAGATAACAGGCAAAAAATGGAAAATGAAAAACCTGTTGAGCAACCAGAAGTTGTAGAAGAAGCTAAAGTAGAAGCTCCTGTAGAAGAGGCGAAAGTCGAAGAAGCAGTAGTAGAAGCTAAAGTAGAAGCTCCAGCAGAGGTAGAAAACACAGAAGTGAGGGCATTGAAAGATGAATTAACAGAAGTGAAGGCTCAACTTGTAAAAATTGAACAGCAACTTGCTAAGCCCGATTTGAAGGCTTTACAAGAAGCAACGCCAATAACTAAACAAAAGATAACCGTGACACCGTTAGGATTAATTGGATAAAATGGATATACAAACAGCATATGCAACTTCCTTCGCAGGTATGCCACACGAGACTAGATACGCAAGTATGGACGTCAAGGCACTTAGTAGTGGTATCGAAAGATACGAAACTGACGCAAGACCAAATATGTTTGGAGCTAATAACTCCAACTTAGATGTAAAAGCATTAGGAACAACTACTGGTGGAGCTGGAACTGTAGGATACGCATTAGTACCTGTTTATGTAGATGCTAAAATCATAGACCAGTCACGAAAGTACACACCACTTTGTGAAATTGTACCAAGAGTTAGTAACTTAGGTATGACAGCAGATTACAATAATGTAACTGCAAAGGGTGGTGGTTTTACAGCTGCAGAGGATAGTACCTTAGCAGAGAAAAACAACACTTTCGATAGATTTTCAACAGCAATTAAGTTCTTATATGCAGTAGGTAGAGTAACAGGTCCAGCAAGGGCAGCTATTCCAGCTTACGCATTAGCAGGTTTCCAAGCAGGCGCAGGTCAAAGTATGGGTTCCCCATTCTCAGACCAATCAGCACCTAATGCAAAACAACTTGAAGTTTTACTTCAAGCTAGAGCATTAAAGGAACTTGAAGAGAATTTAATTATTAATGGAGATGCTTCCACTACAGCAACTGAGTTTTCTGGTATCATCAAATTGATGAGCACCACAAATACAGTAGCTAAAGGAACAACTGATTTAGATTTAGATGACATAAACACAGCCATTCAATACGCTTATGATGACGGCGGAAGACCAAATATCGCAGTATGCTCAAGTTCTGTCTACACAGACTTACTTGGACTATTACAGGCGAGAGTTGGTTATATGCAAGCGCAACAGCAAGTATTATGGGGTTTCCAATCTATTGTAGTTCATACAATGGTTGGGCCAGTAACCGTAATTCCTTCAATGTTCATGTCTAATGTCTCAGCTAGTAAAGCAATTTACTTCTTAGACTTACAAGTTGTAGAGATGAGAGTCCTACAAGATATGGTATATGAAGAACTCGCTAAAACAAACGATAGTGAAAAGTTCATGCTTAAAATGTATGAAACTTTAATTATCCGAAACACAGCGTTTTGCTCCAGTATCACAGCTATTAAATAATTATGACGAACGTTAATGTAACACCAACAAGACTTGCTCCATTAGGTGGAGCTGGTAATGATGGTAAAAGAATTGCCTTCATTAATGTTGCGAAAGCAGCACAAAATGATACAGCAACACTTACAAACATTAAGGAACTATTGTCCGTATCTGGTGTAGTGAATGACGGAGCTTTGGCTTTAACAGTCGAAACTCTGACAGCAACTACAGCTGGTGTAATAACCTTAACCAGTGCAGCAGTAGGAACAGCTCAACTTATAGCAGTAGTAAGATAATATGGTAGCAGCAGTAAAAACCGCAAGTATTCAAGGCAGTGTTGGAGAAGTCGTAACTATTACAGGTACACCTCTGAAAGCAGGAGTGTACTCGATTACTACAGCAACTCAAAATGATTGGGCTATTTTAGATGACTTTACAGAAGTGAAGTTTGCTACAGCAACAATCGATGCGAGTGGAGTAGCTAGTCCCTGTGTAATTAGCGCATCTAATAAAGTAACACTTACAAGTGCTACAACTGGTGCATCGACTATCTTGGCATTCGGAAATTAAAAACTTCCCGACTAACCCACAAGGTTAGTTTCATACTCATAAATAAATAGGAGCAACAATGAAAAGAAAACAAGAAGAAAATGGAGATTACTATTGGGATTACTCTGATGAAGAGAAGGTAGCTATTGCTACTGGAGACTTGGAAACAGCAGAAGTACCAAATAAGAAAACCATTAAAAAAGCAAGTAAGAAAAAGAAGTAATTATGGAATACACAACACAGGATGCCATCTTAGACAAAGTTGGGGTTACAAGCACAGAGATTAGTACAGCAAAGTTAGATAGAATTATCAAAGAAGCTAAAGCAGAGGTTGATAGAATTATGAAAACAACATGTAATCCAAGGGCTTCTGTTGATATTTTTACTGGACATGGGAAAGAGTACCATTATATCAATAAAGTTCCTTTAATGACTGTTAAAACCGTCACAGTAGATGACACAGCTTTGGACATGGATGATGTAGTATTTAATAAAGAAGGAAATGTAACATTATTAACAACTGCTGAGGAAACTCACTTTGTAAATGCTGGAAGACCCAATTGTAAGATAAGTTATTTTTACGGGTGGTTAGAAGAACAAGAGCAATATGAGACTTCTGGAGCAGTTTTGGCTGGAGATGATATTACAATTACCTTAGATAGTAAAATTGGCTTAGGTGTTGGAGACTGGCTTAAAATAAGTGGTACTGATGGATACGAAGAATGGGCTAAGATTAAAACAGTTCATGCTACTAATCCGACTATTACATGTGATTTAGTTTATGGACACGCTGACCAAAGCCTAGTGGAAGAAGGACAAATACCAGCTATAGTACAAAAACTTGCTGCAGTAATTGGAGCAATAATGGGTGGAACTTATATGATGGGTAGCACTTACACATTCGCAACTAGTTATTCTGTACCAGACCATTCTGTAACAAAGGGTGTACCATACCCACATTTTGTAAGAGTACTAGATGAGTTAGTTAAAGAAAGAGATTTTTTAATAAGTAAACTCCCAGAGTGGCCTGTATTCGCTTAACTAAATTTAATAAAACAACATGGCAATATTACAAGTAAAATCATTTTTAATTACCAACGTTAGTGCTACAGATACTGAAATAAGCACAGCTATTGGCGTAACCAGTACAGTTTTCTCTATTAGTGTAGTTCCTATTTCTAACACTAAGTCGAGAGTAATTGTATTTTATAATTAAAAGAGTTTAAATAAAACCTTAGGCATCAAAAGCTATGCCACTTTCAAACTTAGGAATATCCAAAGCAGACTTCGAGGACTTTGCATTTGCAGACCTTTCAAGGAGTTTAACTTGGGTACCAAGGATTAAAACAGTAAGTAATGCTACTGGTAGTCCTACATATTCTAATTCTACCTCTGTAGTAATACAGGGAATTTTTACCAAACGAAGTACTAGTTATGACTGGGCTAAGGATGGATTTTTAGAACAAGGCGATGCTTTTGTTCAAGTAAAAGAAAGCGTAGAGTTAAAGGTGGAGGATTTGATAGAAACAGGGGATGAGGTTTATAGGGTTGCAGAAGTGATACTAAGAGACCCACAAGGAATAAGATTTTTTAATTCATGTTCACTATTCAAGGTAGATAATGAGTAAATGTTTAGGACACTTAGATAAGTGCATGGCTGGATGTTGTAGATTTTTTGTATTTAATGTAGAAATGACAGAGGACTTAGAGAACTATTATAATTTACATGAAGGGATAATAGCCAAAGATGGGAAGATATTTGTGATGAATAAGTGCAAGGCTTTAGGAGATGATTGTAAGTGCAAGCTATATGGTAAGAAAGAAAGACCAAAGATTTGCAGCCAAGGATATACTAAACAGAAAGAGGGTGTGTTCTTTCCAGAGAACTGTATTTATAACAAGGATTTAAATAAAGATAGTGCGTAGAATAGTCAGACCAAGTGGTCATTATTCAAATGGAAGTCCAAAAAACAATGTTCAGAATAGCTAATAAAGTGAGAACTGCATTGCTTGAACAACTAAAAGCTAACGGAAATGAAGCATCTGGAGAGCTAAGACTTAACCTTAATGTTGCTTGGGAAGGAACTACATTAATTATAACTATGCCAATGCAAGGCAAGTATTTAGAATTTGGAACTAAGCCACACATTATTAGAGCTAAGCCAGGAAAATCTTTAGCATTTGCTAAGTCTGGTGGTAGCAGAGTTAAGCATAACAATGGGAATGTAAGTACTAAATTTAGTTTTGGTGGAAAGACAGTAATGACTGATGCAGTATTTGCTAAAGAAGTTCACCACCCAGGAACACAACCTAGTCCATTTATTAGACCAGTTATCCATCAACAGTTACCTAAGATTATACAGGAGGCTATGAGATGAGCTTAAACACTTTGAAGTATGAGCTAGTATACTTACTAAGAAATGCCGATATATTTACAGTAACAGCGAGGGGAGTAACTACAACAACAACTTCTGCGATTACATTAACAGCAGATACTACTTATTTATTAAACAAAACTAATGTAAAGAATATCAGAAGCTTGACTATTGATGCAGTAGCTTTAGAGTATGGAAAGGATTATACTATTGATTTAGACCATTTGGACACAACTATTAAGTGTAAGATTACATTTACCACAGTACAGACAGGAGATATGATTTTGATTTATGATGCTGGAAGTGATAAGATTTGGACTGATTACCCTAGAGATGATTTGAGATTATCTAGTTACCCTAGAATTAGTATTGAAGAAGTAAGCAAGAGTACTGATGCATTTAGTTTAGGTGGAGCAGATTTTATATCAAGTAGGATGATGACTATAGTAATCTATTCTGAAAACCAAGACTTCTTAGAAGGTAAGCTAGATATTATGGAACAACTAATTAGAACTAATGCTAAGAGCTTATATTATGCTAATTTTATCAGACCAGCTGGTAGAGGACCAATAATTAAACACGAAGGTAGCAATCAAACCCTATTACATAAGAACTTAGATTTGATGGCACAGTTCGAGGTAGAAAATGCTTAAAATAAAATTAAATAATAGGAGGTTAAATAATGGCAGATAATATAGTAAGTGGAGCAGAGGCAGGTGTCTCATACGCTTTTGAAAGTATCGCTGAATTTAACAAAGTACCAGCAAGTCATACAGAAAGTGATGAGACTTATGTGGCTTTTGGTAGAAATGTTGAAGTATCAGTAAGTAGAAACCAGAACAAAGAACGAGTTTACTCAGTAGGAGATAGGAATGCAGAAGCTACAGTTGATAGGCAATATAGTGGAACAGCAACAATAGGTGGAACTTTAAGTAATGCATATTGGTTACTAGGAGTTTTAGGAGAAAATACTGATGGTGGAACTACAGGAGCTTACACACACACATATACCGAAGCAAATAGACAACCAACTTTATCTATTAAGAGGGCAATTTCTTTTGGAGATACAGAAGGAACTGAGAACTTATTAGGTGGAGTAATTACTAGTGCAACTATCACAGCTGCAGTAGGAGAAGCAGTTAAGTTTAATTTGGAGATACCATATAGAGTTGAAGCAGACCCAGATGAAGCAACAACAATAGCTTATGTTGTAGATAGTGAAGATATTTTTACATTCGCTGGAGCAACAATAGAAGCACCAAGTGGAAGTGAATTAGCTAGTATAGAGAACTTTGAGATTGTTTTTAATAACAATGCAGAGATGTCTTATGGTTTATCGAGTAGATATGCAGAGGCAGTAGTGAGTAAGAACCGAGAGTACAATGTATCATACACAACTAGGATTTCTGATTATACACAAATGAAAGCATTTTTGGCAAGTACAGAAGTGGCTACATTAGTGATTAATTTTGAGAATAATAGTGGAGATACCTTGGTATTAACATTCGCAGGATTTCATATGAATGAAGATAATTTACCAACAAATCCAGCTGAGATAATCAAAGAAGATTGTAGTGGATGGACACATAGTTGTACAAATGCAATATATACTAACGATACACAAGTAGCACCACTAGAAGCAAGTTAAATAATTTATTTTTTTACCTTTTATTTTTTAAGGTCATCAGTTAACTAAATAAGGAGAAACAAATGGAAATACCAGAAATGAAGATAGAGAATGGCGAAGTAGTCTTTGAGATACTGGAAGTACCACTTAAAGTGAATGGTACCGAAGTTATTATTAAAATGAAGAAGATTACTAGTGGTAAGCGTAGGGAAATCATCAAGAAATATGTTAAGACAGGTATATCTGGACAACAAGCTAAAGGAGAGGTAACAGACCCCTTAGGTATCCAGTTAGCTATATTAGCAGTATTGATTGTAGAAGCACCTTTTCCAAGTTCTGAGAAGGACTTAGAGAAATTACCAGAAGAAGTAGTTGATTATCTATATTCAAGTTACGAAGAGTTAACAAAAAAAAAACAGAAATTAGAAGATTAATCAAGGAGTACACCAAAGGTTTCCATAGAGATGATATGGAATTAGAGGAGTATTATTTAGATTGGTTTTTTATGAGTAAGTTTGGAAAGGACGGAAGTTACTGGAGAGCCCTTACGGAAGAAGGGATAATGACTGCAATAACTTTAGAGAACTTAGAAGATAAAAGATACTGGGAAAACATGCAAAGAATAATGGGAGGCAAACAATGAAACCAAAAGCAAAAGCAGGAGGCAAGACTAAACAGAAAGCCAATCAAGACTTCATAAAAGACTTGGAGAAGAGGGTTAAGAAGTTGGAGGATAAACAATGACTGAGACATGGAAGGTAGAAGTACCAACTGGTTTAAGTGGTAGTGGTGGAAGCTCCTATACTGGAGAAGGAAGCGCAGCTGGAGCAGATACAGATAAGTCTCTAAAAGATTTGCTAAAGGGAGTTAAGAAACTAGATAAGACTATGTACTTAAATCTAGATATTAAAGAAATGTTAACTTCAGTTCTTGGAGATGTCTTTAAGGTTATTAGTCCATTGTTCAAATTACTTAGTATATTATTATTAGTTATATTCAAACCTTTAATGCCTTTATTGAAAATTTTAATGGAGGGATTAGCTTGGTTAGTCAAATTATTTAATGGAGATGCCGCAGACATTGGAACATTCATAGGGAAGATGCTGTTAGCCATACTATTGATAATTGTAGCGATATTCTTTGCTCCTGTTGGGGCAGCTATTGCATTGTTAGTTATAGCTATTGCGTTAATGTGGGATTACTTAGTTGCTGCAGGATTAGCTATTTGGGAAGCAATAAAATGGGTAGGAGAGAAGCTAGCAGATTATTTCATATGGTTATGGGAATTACGGAAGGGAGTATTTATATGGTTGAAAGATATGTTTATGAGTATTTGGACAGATTATATTAAACCAGCTTGGGATTGGTTAAAAGATGTTGGTAAATGGATTTGGGAGAAGATACTAAAACCAGCTTGGGATTACTTATCAGATGTAGGAACTAAAGTATGGAACTTAATTAAGACACCATTTGAATGGTTAGCTGGTAAAGTTAATAAGATTGTAAGCTGGATTATAGATAAATTACCTAGTTGGATTACTGGAGAAAGAGCTAAAGGTGGACCAGTTAGTTCTAGTGGAACATATTTAGTTGGCGAAAAAGGTCCAGAGTTATTCTCCCCAGGGACAAGTGGAAATATTACACCAAATGATAAGATGGGTGGTGGAACTACAATTAACATTAATGGGCCAGTTGTAAGAGAAGATAGAGATATTAAAAGGATTGCTTCAGAAGTTAGTAAAGTAATAGAGAGGAAATTATGGAGAAGTTACTAAGGCAGATGATTGACGAAATGAAATTCGTTAGGAAAGAGATTAAGGATTTAAATAAAAAGAATGAAGCTATGCAGAGTAAAATGATAAACTACACAGCTGCATTAATACAGATTAACAAACAGATTTTATTAAATGTAGTAGGAGGAAAAAATGGCGACGATTAATGGAGTGTCTTTAGGAGTAGTTAAGTCTGAAAGTAGTACTAAGGACAGTAGTTTAATGTTCTTTCCAATACCATTATCAGATAGTAATGATGCTTTTTTGGTGGATTTGATGGGTACTAGTAGAACTATCACAGTTACTGGAGAGTTTGTTTCTGATAATGAAGCTACACTTAGAACTAATGTAACTGATATTGAAGACATAATCAATGGGCAACAAGAGTCTGTTTCTTATGTTGGAGAGATTAAGGTTTTAACATTTGTACAGATACAAACTTTTACTTGGGAGTATGCAGCTGGAGACCCACAAAGAGTTAACTATACCTTAACACTTATGGAAGGGAGTAGTTAAATGCAAAAGATTAAGATACTGGTAAATAGTGTAATTATAAAAGATGATTATTCTACAGACCCAAACTTAATATTTGGAGCAGAGCTAGATGAGGAGCTAGAAGAAGTAATACCTAGTATGATTATTTCATGTAAAAGAAGTATACATGACTTAATGACTTTAACACAAAATATGCTTGTAGAGGTTTATACTGGAACTACTGGAACAGATAGGATTTTCTATGGATATATTATGGAGATTAAAAATCAAGGTCCTCAAGTTGTTTTAGAGTGTAATATGGAGACTATTCAGATGTTAAGAAAGAAGGTTAATAAGATTTATACAAGTGATGAAGCACACGGAGGAGCTAATGAACTGATTGTAAAGGACTTAATAGAGAGGGCTGGTTTGACTGCAAGTGTTACTGCTCCTGTTGAGGCAAATATCATTGATGAGTTTAAGTGTATCAAAGCAACTATTTGGGAAAGGATTTTATCATTACTAAAGGCTATTGACTATCAGATTAGGTACGACCCATCTAACAGAACAGTTTATTACGAACCAAGAGGTTATACTGACAACTCAGTTACCATTACAACTGGAGTGGAAATCATGGGGTTGCCACAATGGAGAGAAGTTACTGATGGGATGATTAACAACCTTAGAATTGATGGAGCTACGAGTGAGAGTCAGATTACCGAAGAAGGAACTATTGGAACAACTGCAGACTGGGATGCTGATGGGATTACATTAACCAAGACTCCTAATATTGTTGAGTTAATTGTTAATGGAGTACAGTTGATTGGTGGTACTAAAGACGCTTCTATAGGACACGATTATTATATTGATAGGGCTAATAAGAAAGTTGTACCAGCTACTGGCACTACTTTTACTACTGATGCTGCGACAGTAAACTATTCTTGGTCAGCTCCAGCTCCAGTACAAGACTTTAGACAAGATAGTATTAATGATTATGGAGAGTTTGAAGAGATATACTCATTTTCTGATGTGGCTTCTGTAAAGGATGCGGAGGCTCGTGTTACACTTTTATTGGATGCAAGGGCTAAACCGTTTAGCACAGCAACTCTTCGTAGTAAGGTCCGTTACCCCCTTGGAGAGCTTATTACAGTAGTAGATACAGTTAGTACTCCAAATATGAATGAGAAGTTAGTAGTTGCTAGTGTAAAGGATAAATACCCAGCACCTTATGTTGAGTTTGAATTAGGTAACAAAGAATGGAAGTTGGAAGATGATATTATTGAAATGGAAACTAGAATTAAAAGACTAGAAGAGAACTTTGTTAAGAACGAGGACTTACTATTACAGTTAGTTAGACTAGAAGATGGTTCAGACCAAAATGCTGTCTTTCCAATGGAGAGATATGTGGCTGGTTATGAAACTAATATTGGTGGAGAGGTGGCTATTTATGGTAATTCAGACTATGGGATTTATGGAACTCACTTATACAGAAGTACTGCAGACCAATCATTTATTTTAGGATTAGCAATACTTGGACAAAACAAGTTAGGTAGTTTAACTAGTGTAGAAGTATTAAAGTTTATGAAGCAATACTTAGATGTATACAGAGAGGACTTTACAGATGGTGATTTTAAATCTAGTGAAACTACAGCTAGTTGGGGGCTTGAATAATGGCAATGATTGACCATGTTTTATCTTATTATAAGATGGATAACAATTTAACAGACAGTCATGGCTCTTGGAATGGTACTAACTATGGGGCAACTTATACTGCTAGTGGTATTCTTAATGGTGCTTACTCTTATGTTACAAATGATTACAGTTACCTTGGAAGACGAACAGATATGGATGGTTTACAAGAGGTGGCTATTAGTTATTGGATTAAACCAGGTTCTTTAACTGGAAGACAAATGACTTTTAGCACAGATAATGGGGAGAATGGTAATGACTCTACAATAACTTCAATGTTTTGGGATGGTGGGGTATATGGTACCTACTTTTATACAGCTGATGGTTCTACCAACGCCACTGGAGATGTTTTATCGGCTAGTTATTTTACAGTTGGGACTTGGGCACATGTAATACAACAAATGGGTCCAACACATTGTAGTATGTATATTGATGGGGTTTTAGTTTCTTCAACTGCAAGAATTACTACAGGAAGTGGATTAAAAACCTCTACTGTCAACTTAACTCTAGGAAGGCTTGGGTCTTATAATGCTTACTATCTAGATGGAACAGTTGATGAGGTTTGTATTTTTGATACTGCCTTAACAGATGGTGGTGTAACAGTCCGACAAACAGCAACTGGGGAAGTAGAAAAATTGTTTAATTCTGGAGCACCATTGCCATACCCACTAGCAGAAACTTTTAGTCCAATAGTTACCACAACTGGAACAAGCCTAGTAGAAGAAACAACAGCAACAGTATCTGGTAATGTTACAAGTGATTATGGGGATACAGTTACAGAAAGAGGTGTTTGTTATTCATTAACTGCAAATCCAACAACAGCAGATAGTACTAAAGTAGTGAGTGGAACTACTGGAGCATTTGATGCTAATTTAACTGGACTATCACAAGGAACACCTTATTTTGTTAAAGCTTATGCAACTAACTCTAGTGGTACAGGATATGGTTCTGAGATTGAATTTTCAACTAAGTCAGAAAGTGCTACAGGATTAAGTTCAGTTACAATAACAGACTCCAGTGTATCATTAGCTTGGACTATTGGAACAGGTGCTGAAAAAACAATGATTAGAAGAAACACAGGAGTATATCCTACTGGTCCAGCAGATGGTGATGAAGTTTACTTTGATACAGGTTTAACTGTAGACGACACAGGTTTAGCCTCGGTTACAACATATTATTATAGAGTATGGGAATGGGATGAAGATGCTGGTTATTCTGATGGTTATATTGACTTAACAGCTACCACTTTATTTACACCAGTGAGTGGATTATTATATTTTGAAATAGGACAAAAAGCTGAGAGTGATAGCATAGATTTTAACAATGAGATTATTACACAAGCAAAATTAACAGTAACAGAAACATCTGGAACATTCTTATACAAAATGACTGCCAATGGTATAGATTGGGAAACAGTAACTAATGGAACAACACACACCTTTGCTTCCAGTGGAACAGACCTAAGATGGAGAATTGTAGAAGATGGTGGTAGTACTGGCGAAATAAGTAAATTGAGAATTGAGGGATATCATTGAAAGGATTTAAATAAATAAATTCTTTTAAATTACCATGTTACTTAAACAAGCCATCCAACAAATGTTAAGTAAGGCTTATGATAGCAGTTCAACTTATGCAGTACCAACTAAGTTTGATGTAGGAACTGGAACAACTACTGAGACATTTGAGGATACTAGTTTAGAAACCCCAGTAGATATTACTACAGGAGTACAAGAGAAAATATTTGTATCTGGTTATCCTATTGTAGACTTAGATAACTTATCAATTAAGTACAGATTATATTTAAACAGCTTAGAAGCTAATGGAAATTCATTAACGGAGGTAGGTTTAATCGAAGAAGGTGTAGGAACTGAGTTTGCTAGGACTACATTTACAGCACAGAACAAGACTAGTGCAGTAGAGATTAGTTTTATTGTATCACATAAATGGGTTAGACCAGAGGATATTTAATGGGAATAGTTAATGGAGATGTTGTAGATGCTGACGGAGTATTGAATGCAATTGGTTCAGTCTTTAATGATAC